CTACGCCCAAGGTTGCAGCTCTCTCCCAAGGGTCAAACCCAGGGTATGAGCTGTGACTATTGACTAGATGTCAACAGTGGAGGTGTAAACACCCCCGCCGCGTCGGTGTTCTCCCACGCGCATACCAGCCGCCATGTAGCGGTCGGTTTCTTCCAATTCCTTTTGGTAGTCAATTGGTCCCTCTTGGATCATTGGATTCGTGAATTGATCAAAGTTCACTGCTCCCGAGTCCACCAGGACCCGTGACGATTGGCCCTTCTTGCCAATTGCTGTAATTGCATCTTGCAATTGCTCCAGTTTACCACATTGGTAAGCTTGTGGATCCATCAGGACCACTATGGGCCTTTCAGCCCCTTTCCTCCAACTACTGATTTTGGAGAATAACATGCGGGATAACTCCCCCGCAAGCTTGACATCCCTACTTACTAGGATTGTCACAGGTGGGGGTGTTTCCCACCTTGCCACCTCACTTTTGAGGTATGCGTCACTATCCACCCATAAGTGGATTCTTTCCCTTACCCATTCAGGGTATGTGCCTTCCCTCATATATTGTAGGAAGTCCTCCATGGAATTGAATCCCATGGTAGAACCGTCTATAAGACGATCTGCAATCCCCTGTGATGTGGGGAATGAGTATTCAGTGGGTTCATTGAATTCCCACCCTAGACTGGCATGATCTAGGGTCCTTACCTTATCTCTAATTACAAGGTAGTCGTACGAGTTCTTCCATTCGAATCCGTACTCCCTCCAATGGTCGAGGAATGTGCTTACTTCACTCTGTGTAAGCTCTCTACTCCTAGGTTCATAATAGGAGCGATCAACCGAGAAGTTCATCTCGGGGAGCTCCTTCCCGCTGAGGAGCTGTTTCCAGTAGTACCACCGGAATAACCTGAACATTGTTTTCTCAGGCCTCTCTAACAATGGGTTGTTAAGAGATGAGAGTAAGTCCATATTACCCTCTAGGATTGCATCTTTTGGTAATGCCTCCTTGAGTGCCCCTTCTTTCGGCGCCATCAAGTGATATTTATGTAGCACTTGGTCCTGGTTAACTGACCTAACCAGTCGGAAGGCCCATTTTCCTTCCATTATCGATTCAATTCGATAGACAGTCTCTGATGGATTCAGAGCCTTTTTCCTATACACATGGTACAGGAACACTGGATCATTTATGAATGACCCATCACCACCAATTTCTATTGGTGTGAACGGACAGTTCGTATCTGCCGATTGTGGAAGCAGTAGCTTCTGAATTAGGGTTGCTCTTTCAAATAGAGCGGCTCCCTTGGGGCTATTTTGATAGACCCATCTTGACTCCTTCCCGAGGAGCGTTGTCCGACCAATATCTGTCTGACTGTACGCCTGGGTTTCAGGTGTTGTATGGATTAGTAATCTAATCCTCGGATAATCCACATAGATGGAGTCCTCTTTCCTTCTCAGCTTTACTGCTGGTAGGTCGTGTGCACCTTGTGGCACGAGCGCTCCCTCTTCACAGTAGAAGAGGAACTTACTGGATATGTACCAGTCATCCTCGGATACCTTAAATCCGTGGTTTATAAGCTCCTTTTTATAGAGCTCAGCTGCTGACCTATTCCGGGTCAGTGTGGTGAAATCATCACCATTTAACCTCCCCCACGTTAGGGAGATTTTCACGACATAGTCGTGCGCTAAAGTCAATACGACTTTGGTGAGTCTGTCTCCCATGAGCCAGCCTCTGCGTTTCACGAAGAATCGCCAACCTCCGGATTCATT